TCATTGCCAATTTGGTTTTCAGAAGTTTTTCCGCCGTAAGGCTTGCCCATTGTATTAAAGGGAACATGCGTAAACGCAACGTCACTAATGAAATGAAGCTCTCCGAATTTAGAATAATCCCACCCGAAGTCAGTCAAGAGTTCGTAGACCTTTTCGTACAAGAGCTCAGCAAGTTCGGGGTGTTCATTGACGAATCTCCCGATTCGGTCTTCATGATTTCCAAGAGTGACATGCTTAGTTGCTTTGTGTCCTCCAAGTCCTTTATCGAACGCGGAGAGAGCTTTGAAGAAGGAGACAATTTCCTTTTGGAAGGAAGGTTTAGCCTGTCCTTTCTGGGTCCAATTTGGTTCATGGAAAGACATACTATCCATTGAAGAGAAGTCCCCAATCTGGATAATCCGGTCTACGTTGTTCTCTTTTGCATACTTACCCATCGCATAGAATCGAGACTTGTCCTTGAGCTCTACGCTGTCGTGACAATCTCCTATTGCAAGAACTCGAATTGGTTTATGTGATTTCTTTGGACGAGGGTAATTTTTGTAAATCGGTTTTAGGTAAACGTTCTTCTTCGGTTCAGTCTTGTTGAAGTCAACCAAGGGCTCTTTTTTTGGCCGTCCCACAGAGCGTCTCCTTTTTGGTGCGTTTATTTAACATACCATATAATTCAAGGAGATAAACGAAAAAGTTCAATTGCACTTATTTAGTATAGACTACTTCTTGTTCCTTGCAGAACCAACGGAATCTACCAATCCTCCGCCGAAATAAAATCCCACGATCATCAACATAATCTCTCCAATCCAAAAGTCACCAATGATCTGCTTGACTGAACTAATATCACCCTCTCCTGCAAGTGTCATTGCAAGCACAAGGACAAACATACTAAGGAACACGGCTGTAAACATTAGAGCGATGTAACGCTGGGCTAACTTGAATGGAGCATAGGCATTCATTAAATCAATTTTTGCTTTCGAATTTTGAGCAATTTCCTCTTCGGTACTTGTATGCATATCATCAATCAGCTCCATGCCCTTTTTGATGACATCGCCTGAGCCAAGTATCTTGGATAAAATTCCGATCATGTTTTGCTCTCTTTTTTAGATTGATACGCAGATGCACCGAAGAAACTTGCGACTAATGCTGATACAGCAATGAAATAAGTTCCGGCAATGTCAGCGATCAACTGAGCGGCATTTCCCATGGAGAGTAGGTCAGCTAGGAAGATGCCTGCTGGGTAGCACAGCAAGCCCCACAATGCGAACCACGCCATCTTTCGTATGGAGTCTCGTTGGGCATCGTCATCTAGCATCTTTCTTCTACGATCCTCTAGCTCAATCAATTCTAATTCGTGAGGGTCTAGTTTACCGTTACCGTTGGTATCATACTTTTCTAAAGCTTTCATGCACTACCTTCCGCTTTAGGCATGAAGCGTGGGACACATGCCATATGAGTATCCTCGGAATTGTCTGTCATTACTTCCATAGCTTGTGCGAAACAATCCTGTGGCGTATCAAACTCTTGTAAATACTGAATGTGCATTATCCCCGGTTGTGCAAAGATGTACCACATTCCAAAAACAACCCACATGTTATTTACCTCTTAGTTCCTAAAATCCAATATAAGAAATAACCGCATATGCCAATAGCAGAAAGGGTGGCCAAGGCAACAGCAATACCAATACACCATTCTTTAAGAACTCTGGCTCTACGGGCTTTCTGTGCTTGAATTCTTTTGCGCTCATTTTCTTTAATCTGTTTCCTGTTGTTGATAAATTTACAGTAGTCTTCCCATAGTCCGGGTCTACCTTGATATATGAATAGCTGTTTAATTTCAGCTTCTCTTTGATTAATCTTCTCTAATTCAAAGAAGCATTCCATATCACCATTTTTAGATTTGGCTTCTATGACTTCTTTAGCGTCTGCAAGTTTAGTTAAGTGTGTTCCTAGTTCACCTACGGAAGACACATGCCCTGCAAACTGCTTGATCGCCGCCACTGCTTCATTAGCAATTTTGATAGCCGCAATAGTTTCAAAGATCATTGCGTCGGAATCATAATAGCAATAAGAGTTCCCAACACGGCGACAACATTAATCATGATCATCGCCTCCAATCGCCAAAGCCTTTTATCTAAAGTAGTTAATTTGTCTTGAACATACTCATAGCGCACAGCACACTCAGCTTCGTGCTTCTCAAGTTGTGCGTGTGTTTCCATGTTTATTAAAGGCTCTGGCGAAATTTTCATTTGTTAAACGCTCACTGTAACTGATCCTAAGGCCGCTGAAGCGACGATACCGGAAGGTGCACTAGTATGCAGTTCCGAAATCCTTAAAACTCCACCATGCTTGTATACAGAGCCTTCTACTAATCCTTTATCATTATCTTGAAGGTTGGTTAATACGATCTGGGTGAAGCGAGCATCTCCCGGGTTTTGTTGTTGCGCCAAATACACTGTGAATTGTCGGACAATCTCGGCCATGTAGCCCTGACTGTACTCTCCCGGCGGTACTGGAAACTGCGGTAGCGCAAGAACACGAGAGCTCACTACCTTCTCCCGTCTCTGCGTATATCAAGCCTTGGTGCACCCAGTCTCCATTGCACACCCAGCTCATCAGATTCGACACGCAGGGCGAAAGATCGTCCTCGTAGTCTTGTGAATATTTGGTTTGTAAATGTCTCCACTGGGCTAGTCGATGATCTCACTACTTCACCAGTGTTTTTCTTGCCGCCTTGGTCTGGGTCTGTTGTGGAATTGTCCGATCCCGGGAACCGCCTTACCTTGACGGTGAAGTCTGCTTTCGGAGTTGATGCACCGGAGCCTGTGAATGTCAGGTCAGGAATCACTCTTGAGATGAAGGCAAAATGATCCCCATCTTCGATGTCAATTTGGCTTGACTCTATGTATGAGGTCATTGCATTGCCGTCATCATCATTGCCCCGCTCATGCAGAAAGAGGTATTGGCCTCCTGCCGCAATAGGGAATAGGTCAGAGCCCCGATCAATCGCCGCTGTTCTTGCTAGTGTCCCGATATACCAGATGTTTTCGAGATAGTTGTAGACCACATAGCGATCAATGTCTTCGTTCGGACCGGCTAGATCGCTACCCTCTGAAGGATAGAACCACCACACTTCCCCAAATGACGAGTTCAGTACACCGAACACCTTTTCACGTTGATCCTTGTTGAAGTCGTCAAACACATAAGATTTTACATCGCATGGCAGTTGCTTAACTTGACCATCAAATACATAGAAGTTTTCGATACCCATCCAATAAACTACATCGCCTGAAGGCACTGGTGAATTCGGACTAATAATTGTGGTGCTGGCCGATAACTGTTGTATACCAAAGGTAAATGGAGGACCGAGGAACTGCATTGAGTGCAGTGATATGTCGGTCCACACTAGGATCTGCTGTCGTGTTTCGACAGCGGTTACGATCTCTGATCCTTTGGATAAGCGTAAACTACCCGCCGTGTTGGTTGCTTCGGGTTTCCATGTTGTTGGATCTTCCGAAGCACAGAAGCGGATCAGTAGCCTGTCCTGCGTTCCAATATCATCAACTGGGTCTGCGCCAAACAAAATGACGTGCCTGTCTCGATCTGACACAATGACCTTGGTTGCCACTGTTGGGGTGGTTGAGTCAGCCCCTGCTCGATCTGATATGGCCACAGCCCGCCCAAATGGCGAGCCAGAATTACTACTGGTATCCCAATAATAAATACCCGCATCGCGGACATTAATAATTAGGTCTTCTCCAAAGTTATCATGAGACCAAATGCGCAGGATGTTTGATCCTGTGCCATTTCTAGCATCCGAGTTTGAGGACCATCCAGTTCTTCCATACGTCCCAACACCAAAACCCGAACCAAAGACTGAAGTATCCAGCCCGTTAGTGATCTGAAAAGCGGCGGTAATGGATGTTCCTCCCCCATTAGCGGCGGCAGAGGTCGCGGCATTAGCTACAACAATAGTGAATTCACCTGCATCAACTACAGTGACTTGGAACTCTTTGTTTAGGTCTGTAGCCACCACTCCACCAA